TGGCGATCGACTGGGCCGAGGCGAAGCAGTCGGCGTCGACCACCGCGCCGCCGTTGGCCGCGATCTCGTAGATGCCGAAGTCGGCCGCGGCGCTGGTGATCGCGTCGCACTTGAGCAGCAGCTGCGACATGCGCACCGAAGAGTGCACGCGATGCAGGCGGAACTGCGAGCCGATGGAATCGCCGTTGGTGACTTCGACGGTGGCCACGTCCTCGTACAGCCGGCGCGGGCCGACCTGGACGTTGGATTTGCTGCTGGGGACGAGATCGCCCGCCAGCAGAGCGGTGGACTTGACGGTAACGACAGCCATGATGGTTTCCTTTCGTGTTCGGTGGCCGGCTCTTAGGCGGTCGTGTAGTCGATGGCGAGCACCTTGAGCTCGTCCTGGCGGACGGCGCCCATGCTCATCCAGGCGTAGGCCTCGACGGGGTGACCACGCTTCTGGGTGTTCTCGCCCACTCGGGTCTTGGTCTCGATGCCGGTGCCGTAGTGCACGGCCGACTTCGCCCAGGCCACGGTGCGCTTCTCGCCCGCGCCGCCGGCGCCGTTGTCCAGCGCCTGGTACGGGATCCAGGTGAAGCCCAGCCAGTTCTGCGCGATCTCGCCGGACTGCAGCATCTTCACGGCCATGAAGTCGGCCGAGGTGAGCGTGGTGTCCGCCATGATCTGGCGCACCATGGCGTCGTCATAGGTGATGAACAGCTGCTCGCCGTTCTCGTTGTCGGCCTCGTTCTTGCGGAACACCGAGCGGGCGAAGATCGCCTTGGTCTTGGTGAAGCCGGTGCCGCCCGCCAGGATGATCTGGCCCGAGGGCAGCGCGATCGAAGACATGGCGCCGTTCTCGCTGGTCTTCTCCAGGGCGGTGTCGAGCAGCGCGCGGTAGATCGTCTTGTCCTTGCGGCGGTTGGCGGCGGCCACCAGCAGGTCCACGTACTTGTACGTGGGGTCGGCCGACAGCTTGGGCAGGTCGAAGGCGTCGACGGCCAGCAGGCGGTCGTAGTCGGCCATGTAGGCGATGCGCGTGGCGTTGTCCACGTTGCCGACGTGCTTGTCCTCGTAGCGGTTGGTCACCGCTTCCATCTCGGTCGCGCCGATGTTGTTCACGGTGAAGGACGAGCCGGCGATGCTGCCGCGGTCCATGACGGTGCCCTGCAGGCGGGAGACCTTCTGTTGCAGCGCTTCGCGGAAGGTGTCGTCGAACTGCTGCTTGAAGGCGGCGGTGGGGTTCTTGAGCATATGGACTCCTGAAAGGTGGGTCGGGTTCGGTTCGCCTTTCAGGGTGTCCAGCTACGCCGGGCCTGCTGCGTGGCGCTGGGCCGGCTGGAGCCTTCGCGCTACGGGTATTCGAGAGAGGGTGTCCGCGCACCACCACGGGCCTCTGATGGGGCGTGATGGTCGCGCGGGTGAGCGGTCGGAATCCCGACCAAACACGAAGGCTCAGGCGCTGGGTGCGCGGCCGTAGCGCTTTTCGTAGAGCGCGTTGATTCTGTTCTGCAGGTCTTGCCGGCGTGCGTCACGCTCGGGCAGCGCGTTCTTCTCGCCGCGCAGCTGGTTGATCTGGCTCTGCCAGTCCTGCGCCGCGGAGTCGTCGAAGTTAACTGCGGCGTCCTCGCCCAGCTCGGGGCCGATGGCGGCCAGGATGCGCATGAACGCCGGGTTGTTGCCCAGGCCCGATGCCTCGATGTCCTCGAAGCTGAGCCCGGCCTTGGCGCCGAACTGCACGGCCGCGCGGTGCGCATGCTGCAGGTTCTGGTTGAACGTGGTGTCGTCCTTCCACACCGACTTCAGTTCGGTGGTCGCCTTCTCCACCTGCTGCTCGGGCGTCAGGATGGTCTTCGCCTGGGCCAGCTGCGGCGCCATCTCGAAGTACTTGGCCATGACGACGTCGACCTGGCTCTGGCTCAGGCCAGCCTTGTGCATGTCGCCCAGCGCCGCCTGCAGCAGCTGGTCCTCGCCCGGCTTCCAGTCCTTGAGCGCCGCCTGCATGGTCTCGGGCACGGTGATCTTGTAATCCGCTGGCGCGGCCGGCGGAACGTCCCCGGCGCCGAAGCGCTTGGACAGCTCGCCGTAGCCGCCCAGCAGTTTGCCGGTGGATGCGTCCAGGTCGAGCGATCCGTCGTCCTTGAGCACGCGGTACTTCTCCGGGAATCGCTCGGACAGCGGCGGTGGTGCGGCCGGCGCAGCGGCAGTGCTCAGCAGGGAAGCGGCCGGCGCGGGAGCCGCGGCAGCGGGCGCAGGCGCAGGCGCGGCAGCCGTGGCCGTCGCATCGCCGCCACCCGCGCTCGCGTCATCCGGGCTCAGCAAACGTCGAAATGGTCGAATCATCATCAGGTACTCCTTCTTGTGCGACGGCGATCTTGTTGAGGATGTGCTGCACCACCTTGAAGGCGCCAGCGTTGAAGGCCGTGTCTCGGTCGCCACCCGGACCCGGCACATACGGGTTGCGCCCGAAGCGTGCGACCAGGTCCTCGAGGATCAGCGCGCCCTCCGGGTTGTGCTCGAAGATCCGCAGATAGGCAGCAGGGTCGAGCCGCGACTGCATATTCATTGGACGACGGGGCGCACGCTAATGCTGTCGATGGTCACGTCCACGTTGGTGCTTGACCGGTACAGGTTGAAGATCCCCGTCCCCACGCATGGCTTGATCGACCGGTTAACTCCAGCCCCCGTCACCAGGTTCCCGCTGAAGCGATCGGACTGGAGCGACCCGCTCACGTAGGACGAGACAACGATCACGATCTCGTAGCTCCTCCCCGGCGTGAACACGACGCCGCTTCGCTGAAGGATCAGCACAGGAGAGACGGTGTCGCTCTGGTAGCGGCAGGTGCCACCGCCGAACGTCATGATGTGCGTGGCGTCTTCGCCCACCACCGTCCACCCGGTCGCCCCGTCGGTGAAATCCCCGTTGCCGATCATTTCGGCGCCACGGACGGGCGCGGAAGCCCCGCTCCTGTTGGCGACGGGCTGTTCGAGTACGCGCTGCATCAGCGGCGCGAGAACGCTCGGCATCAGGCCTGCTCGACGCCGAAGGCGCTCTGGCTCGCGGGCTTGAGCACGCGGTACACCCCGGGGCCGAAGATGCGGCGCGCGGGGTCCTCCCCGCTGATGACGCCCTGCGTGAAGTACGTGGCCGCGGCGGTCTTGAGCTGGATCACCGCGGTGCAGCCACCCGGCAAACTGGGGCCGGACGCGTCCTTCAGGAAGACGATGGCGCTGGCGCCGTCTGCCAGGGTGATGTCGGACGAGGTTGCCTCGGTCGTGCCAGAGGCGATCAGTTCGGTAGCCATGGTGCGCGCTCCTTCATTGAGCAGTCGCCACCCGCTGCGCCATCGCGTCGGTCATGGCGGCCTGCTGGTTCTGTGCCTGGGCCTGCTGGGCTGCGGCCTGCTGTTCCTGCTTGCGCTGGTCGCGCAGCAGCTTCAGTTGCCGCTCGTCGCGGATCACCTTCGGCGGGACGCCCAGGGCGTCGGAGATCACGCGCACAGCCTCTTCGCCGTTGATCAGGTCCAGGGCTTCGGGCTTCATCTGCGCCACCGATCCGACGTCGACCATCAGGCGCTCGATCGCGGTCACTTCCTCGAGCTTCTGCGCACGCGCCATCGGGGACTTGTAGCGGACCTGCAGCACCCGGCCGGCCAGCGACTCGGGCGGATCCTCGATGATCTTGATGCCGGGCTGGCCGCCCAGCTCGGGCCGGCCCTGACGGAAGCACAGGCCGAAGCAGCGCTCGACCATTGGCGCCAGCCATTCGGCTTGCATCCGGCCGTAGACCGGGCCCAGCAGCTGGCGCAGCAGCCCGACGTCGACGTGCACCTGCGTGGCGGTCGGCACCGGGCCGTCGCGCGGCTCCAGGTAGGTGGTCATCATCGTCTTGCGGATGGCCTGGCGCTTCTGGTCACCCTTGGTGAACGAGACGTTGAAGTCCGCGCCCGAGGTCAGCGCCTTCATGCTGTCCACGCTGTTGGCCACGATGATCCTGCGAGGGCCCACCTTGATCGTGCGCGGGTTGAGCACCCCGTCGTCCTCGGCAATCCACATGCCCGAGACGGCGATGTCGGCAGCCATCTCCTCCATGATCAGCAGGGAGTTGAGGCTGCGCGCGTCGGGCAGCGCCTGCAGGGCTTGGCCCGTGGCGTAGCAGGACTTTGGGATCAGCCACCAGCGCGGCACCACGCACGGGAACTCGTGATAACCGGCCTCGCGCAGGATGTTCTTGCCCTCGGCCTCGCACGTGTCGCTCGTGAACGCCAGGTTCTTCGACAGCAGCGAACCCTCGCGGTAGCTGGGGTTCGGCTGGATGCGGCGCACCAGCTCGACCATCGTGTCGGGCGCGCGCTGCGCCAAGTCCTTGACCCGGGCGCTGCACTTGTCGCCGAACTCGTTCACGCATGCCTCGGCCGACACCTCGTAGCAGCGGTACACGATGTCGATGGCGCCGCCGGGCTTGCTGCTGGCGATGTAGCACTGGCCGAGGGGCCACTGCTCGAAGTGCAGGCCGCCGTTCTCGCGGTCGGCGTCGATGAACAGGACGAACCAGCCGGCCACGACGATGTCCATTGCGCACTCGAAGCCGGAAGCGTCGTAGTTCGCCCCGTGGATATTGGCCCACACCGTCTCGGAGGCATCACCCAGCCAGCGCTTCTCGGCGTCGTTCACGCCGTCCACGGTCTGGTCGAACCAGATCGAATTGCTGGGCGTCAGGCCGGACATGATCGCTGCGGCCAGGCTGGCGGACGAGTCGCTGAGGGTCGAGTCCATCAGCTTGGCCCGCTTGCTCAGCGCCGTGTAGGCGTCGGGCGACGAGGCGAAAAACTCCTCGCCGCGGATGGGGAACGTGTAGTCGAAGCACTCGCGCCAGGTCGCTTCGTGGCGCGAACGCAGGCTCTTCAGGGAGCCCAGGCGCTTGCAGAGGCTGGCGGCCTTGTCATCCATCTGGCCCTCAGCTCCCGAGCGTGGACTTGCCGGTCGCCAGCACCGACGACGTGGTGCCCGACTGGGTCACGCCCTGGGCGCCAGTGGCGAGCAGCGAGTTGGTGCGCTTGCGCCGGCGTGCCGCCGCAGTCTCCTGGTTGGCCTTGGCCTGCGCCTCGTTCTCGGACGCCAGGCGCTCGGCCTCGGCTTCCTGGCGCGCCTTCTCGCGATCCGCGTCAGCCTGGGCCGACGAATACCCGCCGCCACCGCCACACATCGCTCAGCCCTTCACCGGCGAGGCCGGCGGTTCCTTGACGATCCAGCCCTTGTCGGTCAGCTCGTGACCGCCGGCGACGACTGTGCCGCCTGCCTTGCCCTTGGCGGGCTTGGCCTTAAGGGCCTCGTTCTCGGCCCGCAACCGGGCCATTTCCGCCTGCAGGGCTTCGACGTCCACGCTGGCCGGCGCTTTGTCCTGGCCGCCTGCGCCGCCCGCCTCGTCCATGTCGACGTCGGTCTCGTCGGCCGGCTGCGCGGATTCGCCTGGGGTCTGGATGGCGCGGGTTCGGGTCATGGGTTCAGCTCCTGCTGGGATAGGTTCAAGCGGGGCGAGTGTCCGGCCGGGAGCCGGTCGGATTCCCGACCATCGGCACAGCCGGCAGGTCAGCCCGCGCGCAGCCGGTGGCCTGCTGCCACAGCGCGATCAGGCGCTCACCGTCGCCGTGCTTGGGCTCCGCGTCCAGGTTCTTCCAACCGATCACTGCCGACTTCGACACCTCGACGGCCGTCGCGATCGACTCGAGCGACATGCCGGCGCGCTTGAGGTCCATAAGCACGCGGAACCAGTCGGTGCGGGTGACGCGGATGCGCAAGGCCGAGCGCATCAGGGCCGCACCTCCGCCACCCGGAACACCACGCCACCGATGGTGATGCGCTGGCCGCGCGCCACCATCATGGGCGGGATGCGCCGCTCATCGACCGGCACCACCATCGGGCGCCACCGGCCGCGGCCCACGGGCTTGAGCACCAAGGTCACAGGATCACGCCGCCTTCCTTCGCGCGCCGGGCGATGACTTCGGCGGTTGCGAGCTGGAACTTCCCGATGCGGCACTGCGCGTTGCCGGCGAAGGTCTGGCCGGCGTGGCGCATGGGGTCGGTGATGGCCGCGCACTGGCCGAAGCCGTAGGCGCGCAGCGGGCTGTCCTTGAGCTGCCAGTTGCGGCACTGCAGGCAGTTCATGCGATCAACGCCTCCTGATGCGGCTGGTCAACGCCGATCGGCTCGACCGTCACCAGCACCCCGGGGGCCAGCGAGTAGCGCTTCGTGAGCGCCAGGTCCACCACCTGCACGTCGTCCTTCCACACCACTCCGTTGATCGCGTCGAAGATGGCCTTGACCACGTTGTCCACGTCCGGCTTGGTCGTCGGGAAGATCTCGCCGGCGGCCGCGCTGCGCTGCTTCTTGGCCGACCAGCTGGCGGGGATCTGGCATTCGATCCGCATCCGCACCGTGCAGGGGCCCTCGATCAACGCGGCGCCGGACATGGCGCGGTGGGCAGCCAGCGCCACCATGCCCTCGTAGCTGGCCGTCTTGGCCGGCGTGAACATGCGGGCGTGGGCGCCAACCTTGCCGATTCGGGGGCGGCCCTTGCCGACCGGCTGGCCGGGGACTTCGAATTCGATCATGCGGACCTCCCGAAATGCGCGCGCGCGGGCGAGTCGTCCTCGGGCGGGTTGAAGAATTCCATCGGCTGCTCGCTGTGCCCGGCGACGAACTGCTGGCTCTGCGGCAGGAACCACAGGGCGATTTCCCCCTCCCATCCCTCGCCGTTGCGCTGCTTGTCCACGATCAGGAGGGTGTCGGCCTCGGACTGGTTGCGGATGCCCGCGGAGCGCTCCTTGGGCTTGTTGCGCCACACGGCGATCACGTTGTCGACCTGGTCGGTGATGGAGCCGGAGCCCTTGAAGTCGGCCTTCGTCGGCTTGGCGGCCAGGGATGACGTCTTGCGGATGTGGTGCACGAGGTGGATGTGGATGTCCTCTTCGCGAGCCACAGCGCAGAGTTCGTCGACGAATTCCTTCTGCCCGTTGAAGTCGTCCTCGCCCCTCACGCACTTGGCCAGGTTGTCGATGAAGAAATGCTTCACGTGCAGCTCCTGGGCGGCGTAGCGCACGACGGCGCACACCTGGCGCCAGTTCACGGTGCCCTGCTGGTCGTAGAGCCAGAGCTTGCCATCGGTCCAGTCGCGGAACTCGCTCCACTTCGCCAGCAACTCGCGACGCTCGGTCGGGTCGGACATGACCTGCTCGTCGTCCAGGCTGAAGTGCGTCCACTGCCGGCCCATGCGGTCGACGGTCTTCATCGGCTTCATCTCGAAGCTGGCGATGCACACGCGGGTGTCCTGCGCGCACAGCGACAGCGCGACTTGGCCGGTCACGAGCGACTTGCCGCTGCCGTTCTCGCCGCCCCAGACGGTGACCTCACCGGGCCGGAACTGCAGCGCCCGCTTGGTCTTGCCCCACGGCATGTGGTGGTGGCGCCGCGGCTGCGGGTTCGTGACGCGGTCGATGTTGCCCTGCACGTAGATGCCGGCGGACTTCACGCGCTGCTTGGCCTCGGTGGACTGCATGTAACGGTCGAAGTCGATGTCTCCGGAATCGAAGGTCTCAGCCATGGATGGGTTGCTCCTCGGTGGCGCGCTCGTGGCGCACCTGGTTGTCGATGACGCCGACGATGACCGCGGCGCCGGCTGCCTTGACGGCGTCGAAAATTCGATGGAAGCGGGCTGCACCGCGCTCGCCGACGATGTGGCAGGTCAGGCCGACGACGAAGCGCAGGTCCAGCGCTTCCGGGATGTCGGCGCCGTCGATTCGGATGTGGGCATGCCAGCGCTGGTCGGAGACGTTGCGCTCGAGGTGCCAGTCCCGCGATGCGGTTCGGCTGAAGTGGTCGTCCGCGTCGAGGATCCACACGGCGCCGATCGACACGCCGGCGCGGCGTTTGGCAATGAGCTCGCGTTCGCCGGTCATATGCGGTTCACCGCTTCGAGCTGTCGCACCTCGCCTTTTGGCGGGTACAGGTCGGTCCAGCAGTTGGAGGTGGACTTGTCGAGGATGGCCTGCAGGTCATAACCCTCGTCCCGAAACCGCTGCAGCTCGGCGACCTTCAGGTTCCTGGCGCGATCGGTCATGGGCTTGCGCTGGCGCTTTCGCATGGCCACGTAGCCCTCCCATGCGTCGGATGGAATCCAGTCCGGCAAAACGAAGTCCAGCGGAAGCCCCTTCGAGTGGCCCTTATCCTGCTCCTGCTCCTGCTCCTGGCTTCGATGGGGCTTCGAAGGGGCTTGCTTCGGTCTTTGGTTTTGGGCTGGATTCGAGCGGCACTTGGAGAGGTTGAATGCGGCGGCATACCTCTCGTGGAAGGCCTCAAGAAATGGGTTCGCAGGAAGGGCTTCGTAGTCCTTCTGGATGCCCTTGCAGCGCTTGTCTGCGCTCGACAGTGACTCTGCGATCTGCCATGCAGCCATCTCGTGCACAAACACCGTCTCGGTGTCCTCGTCGTAGCTGCAAAAGCCCACTTCGATGCAGCATTGAAGGCCCTTCGATGCCCCTTCGATGCCCAACCCTGTTTCGTGCGCTGCGTACATCAGGGGCTGGTAGTACAGGCCGAGCATGTTCGAGTGGGGTGAAGAGACCAGATAAAGGGCCATCACCACCGCTTCGGAGCCCCTTCTGCGCAGTTCCCGGCCTGTTTCGCCGGTCCAGAAAGTCGGTGCCAATTTGGCGTATTCACGCACCTGTCGCCCTCCCCTGCGCCTGCAGCCGCGCCCTGTCGCCCTCAGCCGCGAAGTAGCAGGCCTCGAGCTTTGCCACCTGCGCCGCGCTGCGCTCTTTGACGGCCTGGGTCTGCTGGGCCAGCCAGTTCCTGGCGATCTCCATCTCGCCGGCGGCGTGCGCGGCCAGGAACCGGCGGCCGAGGGCTTCGATGTGGCGCTCGCGCTCTTCGTCGGTCATGGGCTTCATGTCGCCACTCCCACGGTCTTGAGCGCTGCGAGCGCGCTGGCCAGCTCCTGCGACAGCTTCTCGACCTTGGCGATGGTTCTGGCGTTGCGCGCCGCGTCGGAGTCAAGGTACTTGGCCGCCAGGTATTCGACGACGGCCGAGGCCTCGCCGGTGGCCTTGATGTAGGACTCCAGGTCGTCGACGTTGAAGCGCTGGGTATCACCCTCGGCCGGGTTGAGCTTGCGGCTCAGGGTCGAAGGGCTCATGTCCATCTCGGCCGCCACCACCTTGGCAGAGCAGTTCAGCAGCGGCAGGCGATGCGCGATATAGGCGCGCAAGGTCGGGAATCGGTCAGGCAGCGTGGGCTCGAAATTGAGCGTCAGCTGGGGGGGCGCAATAGGCGTCATTTCGAATTGATGTCTGTTGCCGTCTCAGTTTCGGGCAAAAAAAGGAGAGTCCGGGGCATGCGATGCAAACCACTTCCTGATCTCTGCGGCGTAGGCAGCCTCGGCTTGGTCCCGAGTGCTGAAGCGACCGACGTACTTGCGTCGGAACGTGACCTGGTACATGCCGTCGTCCAGCGTCCAGCCGCGCCCCTTGCCGAGACGGTTGCGCTTCGAAGAAAGCGGGGCGCGGGAAAGGGCAAAGGTGGTGTTCTCGATGCTCAACTGGATCGAGACATTGCCGATCGCATAGGGTCCGATGTCACCGTGACGCGCCATGCAGTAGCAGCCCCGACGGGTTCCGCGTTCGTGCCAATGGCCGGAGTCCAGCCAGATCTGCATCCACTGTTCGAAGGTCAATTGCCACGCCACTCCACGGCGGCGCGCATCGATCCGGGCATCGCTGAACTTGCGACGAGGGGTTCGTTTGTCCATGTTTACGACGCCCTACTCCGCGGCCTCGCCGAGGCCAACATCGAATGGGTCGCGCATCGAGTCGACGGCGCCGAAGGCGATCAGGACGAAGGCGGCGCACAGCCAGGCGCACGTGGCGGCGATGGCCTCGTAGCCGAAGAGAGCCACCGCGGCACCGATGAGGCACCACAGGCCCAGAGCGAGCAGGACGAGGGCGCGCATTCAGCTGCCCTGCGGGGTCGTTGCTTCGGCCGACTTCAACTGCTCGGCCAAGTCGGCCAACTTCAGCGCCTCTTCAGCGCCGGCGGCCACCTTGCCGGCCTCCCATCGCGAAATCTTGGACTGCGCGATGCCCGTGCGACGGGATATTTCGGACTGCGACAGCGTGGCGCGCAGCTGTCGAATCACTTCGGGGATTTTGGTCATGCATGAATTATGCACTTCTGCATTAGGAAATCAAGCAGACATGCATTACCCAGTTATGCATAGTCGGAGGATGGACGGCGCCACCCTTTTTTCCCGACTGCTCGACAAGCGCGGGCTGAATCCGAATTCGTTGGCGGCGGCGATCAACAGACCGAA